TTTCTTTTTTTTGTATTGTTTTGTTTTGTGTTTTTAATATGTTTTATTTAACTGTTTTTGTCCGTGTTTTGTTGTGTGTTTTTCCGTGTCTGTTTGTGTTTATTGTTTTGTGTTTCTTGGTTTTCCGTTTTGTGTGTTTGTGTTTGCGACACGCGCGGAGCTTGCCTGTTTTGTGTTTTGTGTTGTGGTGTGGTATATTTGTTTTAGTTGCAAGGTGCAACGGTTTGGTTAGTTTAGGTGGTTATGATGGCTAGGTTAGATTTGGATGGTTTTGCTTTTATTTGTCATGTTGAGGCTACTGAAAGCGATCATGGTGTGACTAATGGTAATGTTGGTTATGTGACTTATAGTCTGTCTCATCCTGTGAAGAGGCGTGAGGTTCAGCCGGTTGTTGGTGAGTTGACTATTTATGACGATGGTATCGCAGTATATCAGCCTAGGGCTGTTGGTTGCGCTACTCAGACGGACGTTAATGCTGTTGCAAATTTTGTCCTCAGGGTAGTAGGGCGTAATGATTTGTCGTTGAAAGTATGGTAGTAATGAAAGGTGTAGATGATATGAGTATGCGTGTGAATGATATTAGTGGGTCTGTCACGTTGTCGTTGGCTGATTTTCGTGACCTTGAGGACTTGGCTAAGAGTGCTGAGGGTTTGGAGTATAATAAGAAACGGTTTAATGATTTAGTGGTTTTGTTTGCTCATAGCATTGATGCTACGGTGAATAATGCTAGGGCTACGACCTTTATTGATCCGAGTGAGAATATTTCTGAGCCATTGCGAGCTTATTTGAATGATTATATTCGTAAATGTTTTATTGAGAGATTGGATAATTTGTTGGTTGGTTTGAAACCTCTTATGGATGATGAAGTGAAAAAACGTGATTGCAAGGATAACTAAAATGTCTACATTAGTGACTTTATTGAGTATTATTGCGTTGGCTGTTGGTGTTGAATATGTAGGGAGTAATATATAATGTTTGAGTTTCTACGCGCTTGGTGTTCTGATAAGTTTACTCGATATAATCCTGATGGCGCTGAACACTATTTTGCCGAGGGGTACTATCGTGGCTGGTTAGATTTGAAGACAGGCCAAGAGGGTAGACCTGATGGTCCTGACTTGTACGACGTGCCAAAATGTTATCGTGGTGACTATGCTCGTGGCTATCAGGATGGTTTCGCGGACGGTGTGGAGAATGTGGATGAGGATGATGCGCGTCTTTTAGAAACCGTGTATGATATTCCTGATTTTTAGGAAAGGTGGTGTATCGTGTCGCAACCGTGGCATAATCGTCGTAAGAGCGTGAAGCGCTATAATGAGCAATTGTATATACCGGTACGCGACCGTCGTGTTTTTGACGACGATCCGGTGCATAGTTCTAAGCGTATCGCTATGTTGTTTAGAGGTAGTCTGAAACGGCTTTCGCTTCGTAAGATTAGTAAGGGCGCTCCTTGGGAGTTGTTTTCCCGTGGTTGTATGATGCTCGATGAATTATACTCGCATGATGGCTCTCAGATTGCTATTCGTGATAGTGTTGTGGAAATGGCTCATATTTGCGCTAGTTTGTCGGAGCATCCTACGCGGCTTGAGGTGCTTAATAGTGCTTTAGATGTCGAGGAAATTACCGGTATCATATACCGGCCGTTTATGATAGGATGGATGGTACTTGTCCATCTTGTTCAGGGTGACGCTTTTGATGTGCAGCATATGTTCCCTGACCATCCCGAATTAGATTACATGGTATCACGGTGTTTCTTAAGTTTTGACAAACTCGATACTACTCAGTATACTGATTCATGGGTGTTCGGTTTGGACACTGATAAACAATTTAAGGATAGGTGAATTATTATGGCAGAAAAAATTAAGGGCGGCACTGTAGTCCGTACTCATCATTATGTTGTTGTTAAGGGTGTTGAAATGACTCCGGCCGGTGATATGCTCGAACAGGAACACGTCATTGATGGCAAGCATGAAGACGTGGAGTATTTGAAGCGTAAAGCCCGCCGCGAATGGCCCGACTTCCTCCCCCGCGAGTTTTCATGGCATAAGCAGCGTGCCGAAATGTCCGAACATGATTTTTACGGCATGGCAAAATTTGGCGATGATGAGGAATATACGCCTAAGCGCGTATCCGAAGCATCGTCCGAAGTAGAAGAATAACAAACAAACAAATAGATAGGTATAGGTGAATATTATGGCTAACGAAATTGCAACCGTGAACGCAGTCACTGGAGAAATTGAAGAGACCGAGAGCCGTCCCGTGTCCCAGCTGGTGAACACGCTGAACCCGAAGACATTTGAAGAGCGCAAGGCCGTGTTTAACGCGGTCAATAACGCGCAGTCTTTGGATGATATGAAAGATAAGCCCATTAAGATTACTGGCGTGGCGCAGGCTCATAGCGTCCGAATTGACCGCAATACCGGCGAGGAAGTGCCGTGCATTGGTACGACGTTGGTGGGTGCTGATGGCACGGGGTATTACTCGCAGTCGGCCGGTATCGCTCGGTCGGCGTATAATCTTGTGGCCGCGTTCGGCGCGAATTGGCCGGAGCCGCTGACCGTGCATGTCAAGGCTACCACGTTGGCATCAAAGAACACGCTGAAGACGCTTGTCCTCGATTAGTGTGCTATAATGGGTGATGGTTGGAAGTCATTTCCGGCCATCACCTAACCCAGTGGGGTCGCGTCGTATGCTCGTCAATGCGGTGCGGCCCCATTGTCTTATCCATGTAGACAGGCGGGGGATTATATGGCGTCACGGGCCGTGCGCAGAGCACGAAAACAGCATGTAGCGACATTGAGTGCACAGGCGCATAAAAGTGAAGCGCAACGCAATATTACATCATTGAATCAAGTTGACCCGAGCAAGATTGATAGGCTTACCGTACCGCAACTACGCCAAGCGGCTCAACTGTATGGGGCGAAACAGGAAGCGCGAAAAGCTCAGATAGTACAAGCGGCGCAAGAGGATTATTATAATGTGCCGGTAATCCATGCGACGAAACTTGATAGAGAACTGGCTTCTAGGCCGCTCATCTCGGATGCTGACATAGCGAGCGCCCCAGCAAAACGGCAGAAAACATTACGACAGCAACAGCGGCGGCGTATTGCGGCGCGAGAAAAACTGGGGCGTGCAAGAGAGTATAATGCGTTGCGGCAAAGTCGGACGGTAGAGCAACAGCAATGGCGTGAGCGTCATGGCCTTGACGCGCCAAACCCGAATGTGATGAGCCATGCACTGAGCGGTAGCCGGGAATTACGCGACATGCTCAACACGGTTAATGTGCTTAATGATCCTGATTTTGTTAAGGGGATGCCCGCAGAGACGCTTAAACGAGAGCTTAAAGACGCCGCTAAGCGTGTGAAGTCTCCGAGTGAGCGACAGCGTGACGAACTCGATAAGTCGTATAAAAAAGCTAAAAGAGAGCGGAATAAGAAACGTGTTAAACAGAAGAAAACACAGTTACAATATTTGCGTTTTTTGCGACAAGCTCAGCTAAAAGGCGCGTTAGGAAAAGACGTGGCGCACCAATTCTCGCGGCTATCCAATAAGCAAGTGCGATGGCTCATGGATAATACGTCGTTTGGGAAAGCTGTTCGTAATTTTATCGGGAATTCTCCCGAACATGAGTCGTGGGAGACGGTGCGGAAATATGCGAAAAACAATAAATTTAAGTTCGTTTCTGAGAGTGAAAACCAAAAAGCTAAGGCCAAAAAACAAATATTAGATTTTTTTGAAATGGCAAAAAGGCACTAAACGTATGGAACACTATTATATCGTTGACGGGGATATTATAGCGGATATTACTGGTAAAACTGAACCATTTGACTTGCGAAAAATAACACGCATGATGATATCAGCCACACAACCTAACATTATCTATTGCACAAGCGAAGACACGATAATGGCATGGATTGCGTCCATGATGTCTCACGGCATCACGCTGAGCAATGGGCGTAAAAATTCGTATAGTGTACTCTGTGGCACGAATCGCATTTTGTACCACGCCACCTACCGCAATAGCGAGGGCGTGCCGACGCGCATGTTTTTGTTAAGCAACCTCCTCCGCACCACGTCGGCACTCAAGCTTCAGCAATCCTATGGCGGGAATACGCCGCTAGAGGCGGGTGTACGAGCGTTGCGCTCATGCACCGATCTCAATATCTCCGGCATGACTATTGGCGGTGCCGCTATGTCCGAGTATGCGAAGAATGGCGCGCAATTTGTCAAGAATTTTCCGGCCATAGATCAGGCTACTGAAAATGATATGCGGACGGGGTATCTTGGAGGATATATTGCGTGCAGGCCGGGGGAATATGAAAACGTAGTCGACTACGATTGCAACAGCATGTACCCGACACAACTGCGTAATAAGCCCCTCCCCTACGGGGAACCTGAGCCATATGACGGCGCATATGTTACCGATGAAGACATGCCGCGCCATATCGACGTTATGACATTCCGGGCCGACGTGAAACGTGACGGCTACGCTTTTTTAGGCGTCATGGACATGCTGTCGGGCGATAGGGCGAGTAGCGTCACGTCGACGCGCGGCTATATCACTATGGCATTGACCGACATCGATCAGCAATTACTGTATGAAAACTATGACGTGAGCGTGTACCGATATGAGCGCGGTTGGAAATTCAAGGCACAACGCGACATGTTTACTGATTACATAGACCACTGGTATGCGCTTAAATCAACAAGTACAGGGGCGCAGCGTAATATTGCTAAACTCATGCTGAACTCGCTGGTAGGAAAATTCGGGACAGTGCCCCGCGATAGTTGTTTGGAGCCGCAGTGGGATAGTGAATCAGGCGAGCTATTATGGTCCATTCAGCATGAAACACCCAAAAATTCACGCCACTACCTCCCTATCGCCATGTTTGTGAATGCGTATGCGCGGCAAACATTGATCGCAGCATGTCGCGCCAATAGTCGCGTGGTCTCCATTAATACGGATGGGTTCGCCGTGGTGGGCAACGAGGTGCATGGCATCGATATCAGCCCCACGCGCCTGGGACGATGGAAAATTAAAGCACGATACAAACGATTAGTAATCCTCAACACCGGATGCTATCAGGGAGAGACACAGGACGGTCATATTAATCTTGTGTGTGCGGGCGTATCGCGCTCTGCTCCGATACCATGGGAGCAGTTTCGGCACGGCGGTGTTTTTGTCGATGATTATGGTCAGCAAATTGTGCTACACTGAGAGTGGTACAGAGCTAACACTCGTGACTGTATGTGAGAGTCGCGCGAATCAGCGATTGAGTTCGCCGCGCGGCTGAGGGCTGATAACCACTGTGCTACGCGAGATGTAACGGCTCTCATGCCATACGGACGTCGGGAGCGCGATTGCACCCGACGTCCACTACTATATATAAGGAGCAATTATGGCCGATACCACAGATACCACTACCGAGCCGACCGACGATAAGCCGCAGGACCACGTCGACACGCCGAACGACGATATTAACCCGGAGCCGGACGAGGGCGACAATACACTCGCCGATGCCGGTGAGGATTATGGCGCGCAGATTCAGGCGCTCCGCGACGAAGTAGCGCAGGTCAAAGCCATGCTAGACGCTATGGGTATCGGACAGGGGGAAGTCGCAGAACCGGAAGAACCCGCAGACGATAGGCCGCGCTCATACGATGATCTGTTTAGCGACGATGACGAGTGATATACTCATAGAGGATGATTACCCACAATTATAGGAGACATTATGGCTCAGAGTCAGAATGGCGAACAGGTGCGGCCGCTGGTACAGGGCACCAACGCCGATATTATCAATCTTATTCGGGATGAAGCGTCGCCCGAATTCCAGCGGCGTATTCCCGCCGCAACTAAAGCAACCATGCATGATACGCTGCAAACGCTCATGCGCTATGAGAGCGTGCGCAATGAATTTTATGACGCGCTTGTGAACGAAATTGGCAACCGTAGTATTAATAAGCTGCGGTGGCAGAACCCGCTGGCTGAATTCAAGCGCGCCGCCATGCAGTACGGCTCCACGCAGGAGGAAATCGCAGTCGGCATGGTCAATGCTCACGTCTATGACCCTAATAACGAGTACTTGGGTGACGATATTTACGGCACCTATAAGGCCCCCATTAAGTCTGTTTTTCACACGGTGAACCGTGAAAACTGGTATCCGATCACCATTAATGAATCTCAGGTCCGCAAGGCGTTCGAGAACGCTGATAGTGGACTGTCGATGCTGAATGCGGAAATCATGCAGTCGCCCGTCACGTCCGATAATAATGATGAATTTTTGTCGATGTGTAATCTTTTCCCCGAGTATGCGAACATGGGTGGATATTGGAAAGTGCATGTTCCCACCGTTTCGCTTGATTCGGACGCGCAGGCGGCGGCAAGACAGTTGCTGAAGAACGTGCGTGCTATGATTTACAAGCTGCCTATCAAGCCATGGACCGAGTATAATGCTGCGCACATGCCGGCCGTGGTGTCTCGGGATGATTTGATTCTCTTCACCACGCCTGAGGTTCATGCGGCCATGGATGTGGACGCATTGGCCGCAGCGTTTGGTGTTGATTATATGGCCGCTAATGCTCGCATTTTTGATATTCCGTCCGAAATGTTCGGACTGGAAAAGGCGCAGGCTGTGCTTACCACGAAGCAGTTCTTCTATGTGTGGGATTATCAGTATTTGACTACCACGTCCGGCATGAACCCGATTAGTCAAAACACTAATTATTTCCTGCACCATAAGGAGGCTATTTCGTTGTCTCCGTTCGCGCCGGCCGTACTGTTTTGGGAGGGTGACGGCTCGCTGGAAATCATTAAAGCATTGGGCGATATTACTATCGACGCGCCGACTTTGCAGGTCGCGTTGCAAAAGTTTGGCAATCCGTCTGTTCAGCCGACCGACGTCAAGCGCGGTGGCGTAGTGCAGGTCGTGGCTAATGCCACGTCCGCGAATTTCCCGAACCTCAATAACGTTGGCGTGTCGTATAAGATTGTCGAAAACGACGCGAGTGTCGCGGGTGCTAAACTGCCCACTGATACCCAGTTTACGACTATCACTAACACGGGCGTGCTACGCGTCGGCCTTGGGGAGACGGCGAGCACTATTACCGTCGAAGCCACCGTGTCGTATATTGACCCCGCAACCCCGGAAGTGGTGAAGAAAATTGCGAAGCGGCTAGCCGTGTCCGTGAGTGGCGATGGACTGCTCGGGCTACAGTCCGGTTTCGTGACGAGTCTCACTGTGACAGCTCCAGCCACGCTCGGCATTGGCAAGACTGATCACGTTGTCGCTACGGCCACGCTCACTGATGGTCGGACGGCTGACGTGTCCGCACTGGTCACATGGTCGGTGGATAAGCCGGCCGTGGCCTCTATTGCTGTCGATGGCTCCATGACCGGCCTTACGGCAGGCGACGTCGTGGCGTCCGCTACGCTGTTCGCCGTAACGGCTCATGCAGTGAAGACCACGATCGCATAACCGCATAGTGGTATAATAGGACTCATTACATGGTAATGGGTCCTATTTTTTTATGACAGGAGCAGGATATGGCCGAGCAGGATAACGGACTATCATGGGCGTACTTCCCGCCGAACACATCATTTAAACTGTGTACTGTCCCGTGGGACATGTCTTATAGGGATATTGTAAAATTTACTGACCATAAAGCGCAGGATGATTATTTTAATGCACTTCCCGGCGTTACGGTAACCAATACGTCAGGGCACCGATTTAATCAGCCCGTCAAGCTTAACATTCCATTTAATAAAGCAAATCAGTATAATTATATTATTGTCAAAAACGATTACCCGCAAGTGGAACAGCCCCGGTATTGGTATTATTTCATCCAAAATATTACTATGGTTAACCTGTATGTTTCACAGTTTAATATCATGCTGGACGTTGTGCAATCATTCCAGTTCGATGTAACTCTAGGTAATTGTTACGTTGAGCGCGGCCATATTGGCATTGCCAACGAGAACGCCGAGCAGGATGGGGGACGCGCGTATCTTGATATTCCCGAGGGATTAGACACGGGTTCCGAGAGCCAAATAACCTCGCAATCGTACAATTATTTTATCAAAAACGGGACGAAGCTAGCAGATTCTACGGCCTCAATTGTTGTACTGTCTACTGTCGATCTGAGCAATGACGCTGGTAGTGTTGATAATCCTAAAATATCAACAGCGTCGGGCGTTGCCATTAACAACATTCCCAACGGCATTAACATGTACCTATTTAAAACCGTTACTGACTTTTTCGTGTTCATGAAAATGGGCGCTAGCTATCCGTGGATTATGCAAAATATTCAAAAAATATATATGATTCCTAACGATATCCAATTCTCAGGTAATCCGGGCCTTACTCGCACGGTGCCGTTTGGGAAATCTAACGTTGATATCGAAATGTATGCTATTCAAATGGGGCAGATTGACGTCGATAAAGATATCGCCACGGACGTTGATTTTAGGAACAACTTTATCATACCTGACAGGTATAAGAATCTGAAAAAGTTCAAAACATTCCCGTATGCGTGGATTGAATTCACGCTTATGAACGGGAATAGCATTATCATCCGCCCGCAGGATATTTATCAGAATAATCTCACCCTGCATGAGGTAGCCTACTATGGGCCGCCAACGCCACGGGCCGCGTTTTACGTGCGCTCGCTTCATGGGGGCGACAATGGTGGCGACGTGATGCGTGAGGAGCGCGGCGAAATGCTCAACAGTACCGTCGGCGTTGTCGATTACCCGTCGCTCGCCGTGGTCAATAATGCTGGGCAGATCTACCTGGCCTCTAACGCTCACAGCATCGACTATCAGCGGCAGACGGCTGACTGGAGCCAGCAAAAAACCTCCATGGGCATTAACAACGCTTACGCGCAAGCGCAATTGTCGGCCGGGTATGCGGACCAACAGACGGGCTTGAGTAATCGCAATCGTAGCGCCATGGCGGGCATCAGCAACCAGTCTGCGACACGCTCAACGGATATTGCGCAAAATCAGGCTAATTTTGACTACGGTATGCAACAGCTCAACACTATCGGCGGCGGCGTAGCCAACGTGCTCGGCAACGCCGCTACCGGCAATATCGGCGGAGCGATCGGTGCCGCAGTAGGTGCCGGCATTGGCGCGTATGCCAATAATGCGACGTACAATCAAGGCAATCAGACGCGCGCCGCACAACTCGGCAACACGGTAGACACGACCAACGCGCAGACCTCGCAATCTAATAGTTATGCGAGTCAGCAGACGGGATTAAGCAATCAGCAAGCGCTCCAATTTGCGGACATGAACCGGAACATGGCAACCGCTGTGGCATCCGGCGACTACGCTAACGCTATTGCGGGCGTTAACGCTAAAATACAGGACACGGCATTGATGTCCCCGAGTGTTGCCGGGCAGATGGGGGGCGATGTGCTCTTGTACGCCTCTAACAGGTGGCGTATTTGGCGGCGATATCGACAGATCATGCCGGCCGCTATGCGTGATATTGGCGAGTATTGGCTACGCTACGGCTACTATGTGCAGCGTTTTTTGAAACCGCCGGCCTCATGGCAGACTATGGAGCATTTCACGTTTTGGAAAATGCATGAACTGTATATTAGGTCAAGTACATGCCCTGAGGAATTTAAATTGGCTATTAAGGGTATTTTTGAGAAAGGCGTGACCGTGTGGAATAGTCCCGATGACATTGGGGTTATTGATTATGCTGACAATAATCCGCTGACGGGGGTACGATATTAATATGGCTAGCACAACTACTAAACGCACGATACGTGAAGCTAATCCCGCCTATCAGCAGGCTGTGGCAGCATTCCGTCCCACGGCCGGATTGAGCGACGGGGCGGTGCTCATGCAGTCGGCGCGTATCGACATGTATGCCAAACTGCTTAAATCGTTGGCCGTGTCCCGTTTCACGTGGCGCGGGTTGCCTAACGGCATTGACTCAAGATACCTTGAGCTGATGCTATTGGAGCAGGGCATGGTGCTGTTTTTCCCGGATATTCGTAAAAATATGCACCGGTTTATGGTCACGTCGGCATCATATCAGGGTAACGTTAATCCGTATTTTAA